TGTAAAGAGTGTGGTTCTGAATCGACAGCACCAACGCCGATTGACTGGGAGATATGATGCCGACTTATGATTATAAGTGTGAGGCGTGTGGTGGTACACAAGAAGTTGAAAGAAGTTTCGGTGACAACACCGAGCCTATCTGTTGCCAAGCAACAATGGGTAGGGTATGGTCAGCACCGGCTGTTAAGTTTAACGGTCCGGGATTCTATAGCACAGGGGGATAAGATGAATACAGTACAGAGTTGGAAAGAGATAGTCGAACTACATCACGCAGAGTTAATCAAGGATTACCCTGAAGTATTATGGGTTGACCCAGGTGAAGTTGACTACGATAGCAAGGAGAACTAATGACACACGATGAATTGCTGGCAAAGATAAATGCAAACCTATGTGGTCGTGATGGCTGCGATGGTGAGCACTACAAAAAAGACAACCTTCACGGCGAATGGTTTGCCCTTCGTGCAGTAGTGGAATTACATAAGCCTAGTGGTGGGTGGTTTTGTAATGCTTGTGCTAATCCGAATGATGAAGTTCTTTATCCTTGCCCTACTATTCAGGCGATTGAGTCTGCTCTTCAGTAGGGTCTGAGTCCTCATCTTTGTATGGCTTGAAGCCACCAATTTTATGGATTAGTTTCTTGATAGCACGCTTGTTACGCATACGAGCAGTGTCTTCACTACCTAACTCCATCTCCTTAGCAATGTCATCAAAGTGCATAGCCTCTGCATAGCGTAGGAATAATAACTTCCTATCATCCTTGCTTAACTTCCAGAATCCATAGTCAACTTCAATCATCATAGCCATAAGGTTGCCACCCTCATTAGGTGCACTAGGTTTACCAGGTCTGCCAAGGTTTAACTGTGCAGTGATATTGAAATCACCACGCAATACAGAGGGCAACAGTGCCTCGACCATATCTGACTCATAGTAGAACAGGTCAGAGGTTTCATACCCACCTGACTTAGCCTTCCAGTGTTGGCAGTAATCCAATGCTTGGTTGCGTAGGCTACGATAGATTAAATTCTTTGCATCTTTATCGCCTATCGCTTCCCACTCATTAAGTTTATTAGGGTGTGTGATAAACCACTGATACAACTCTTGCTTGATATCCTCAACATCTAACTCAAACTTACGGTGATATTCCAGGGCAACAGAGTCAACGACATAATCCCAACGCTCAATGCGTGACCACTCAATCATATAATCTTAAACCCTTGGTCTACATTGATGAACCCAACCATCTTCATCTTGTTATTCTTATTAGCGAACTCAGTAGTAGATGGCAACCACTTATCTGCCCACTCTATTTCCTTCAGGTCAAGCAATGCGAATGCCCAGATACCATCAGGTGTGGAGTTAACATACCAAGGGGCAAGCCCCAACTTAGCAGACTCTTCAAGAAGGAAGTCATACTTCATCTTCTCAATCAGTAACTCAGGGTAGTGAGTGCGTCTGCATTTTAATTCTATAAATAGTTTAGCGTCTTGTGATACACAGTCGAAGCCATCATATACTTCGGGGGAGTGAATGAGGTCGGGGAACTTCTCTGCCTTCAGCCAGTCGAATAGTTCCTGTTCCTTCAATTACTTATCCCACTTCCCTCGCAATACTAGCAGTCCAATTATACCATAGTTGGCTATGTCCTTGAAGGAATCCTCAAGAGGTTCGTTCTCTGCACTGATGTTGCCCTGCTTAGTAAGGTTTACAATGCGGGCTATCTTGTCCCACATACGCACGATTAACCCATTGGTTGCACCGTAAGGTGAGTTGCTAATGTTCTTAGGTCCGTAGTCCCGGTGCTTCTTGATAAGCAAGTCACCTAGTTCCTGCATTACATCACGTACGTTTAACTCAAACTCTGCCCAGTTAGTATCGGAATGTGAATCGTAACCACTAGAGTCTTTTCTTCTAGGCTGTAACTCTTCACGTTCAGTCCTTGTTCTGCCAAGTGGGTTATAATCTGCCATATCTCTTCACGCTCCGCCTTCTTCATCTGTATCCTTTGCTAGTAACTTCTCAATGTTAGCGTCTAAGTCCTGCATAGCAGACTTGACTACCATATCCTCGACCAGTTCATCAATCATATCGAATCCCATCTCCGCTGCAAACAGCGTGACATAAGTAGACTGAGTGATTAGTTTAATCTGTTCTGGTTCTTCTGAATGGTTGTACATAAATCTAAGCAATGACCCCAACAATAATCTAAACCCATTGGGTAGCAAATAGTAAGGGTCGAACTCTTCATCATCATCCAGTGTGTGGTCTATCAATTCAAATGAGTTTTCAAATTGAGTCTCACACTCGTGGCAGTATGATTCAGGTGGTTCGTTAGGGTCAAAGTCGTTCAATCAAAGGTCCAACTTCTCGTGGAAGTATCCCGCTCCCGCTTGTACATACATAGAGTTTACGTCTTCTCCTTCTGGCAGTTGCACGATGGTGACTGGCAACTCTCTTGCAAGACTTCTAGCGAACTCTGTGCCCGGTTGGTCTCCGTCTGCAAAGATGAAGACTCTTTCAAAGTCTGCGAGTAATCTTGTGTAGTGTCGCTTCCAGGAGTTCGCGCCAGGTACTCCAATGCAAGGTATGCCGACACAATAAGAGAGAGTAATAGTATCCAGTTCACCTTCGCACACTCCAATGAAATCGCCTGCTTGTTCTACATCAAGCACGTTGTACATTCTAGTCTCTGCCCCAGTCATACCCATATACTTGGGTTCAACTGCAGGGTTAAGACTTCTAAATCGTAAGTCTACTACACCTGTCTTGGTGATGTACGGTATGGATAATCTTCCAGCGTATTGTTCGTGACCAACTTCAGGTTCCGAGACTACGCCTAATGACGCCAGACGTGCTACTTCCTGACTGATTCCTCTGCTTGCTAGGTAATCTGATGCCAGATGAATACTTCCCGCGTACTTGTTGCTGGCTTTGCCCAGTAATTCCTTCTGCAAATGTCCTTGCTTCATTTATATTTATTCCTTCCTGTTGCGCTATGATTTGTAAACTGTTGCCCTGAACGCCACAGGCAAAGCATATAAAGATATTCTTATCGAGGTTTGCGGAACCGGACTGGTGCGTATCTGAATGGAACGGGCACTTAAGGTTGACTTGCCCGTGTCCTTGTCTAAGGTTCGCACCATAATGGCGCAAGACATCTGCAATGTTTGGCAGGTCATTGTCAATCTTTATCACCGTACCCCGCATCTCTTAGTAACTTAACACCATCTTCTAATCTCATTAGCATAACCCAATCGCCAACAGACTTCTCGCCTTGCCCGTTAAGTCTTAGCACTACGATGCCAAGGTCCTTACCGTTCTCTCTGTCCTTCAGTTGTGCGATAGCAGCAGCGGGACTAAACCCTGAGCGAGCCTTGACTTCCCAGTCAATACCCACTGTGCCAGTTACATCACTACCTGTACGCCCAGACCCAGTGCTTTCAGCAAAGGGGAATCCATTCTCAACTAAATAATTAGCGAGAACTTTTTGTGTCCTGTATCCCCTATGTTTGCGCGACTGAGATGGCATCTATGTTGCGCTCTTATCCTTACGCAAGATGCGTTGTGCCCACGATAGACCAGCGTTAAGTCCATCAGTCCACTCGTCAGTGACAGGTACCTTGGCTGCTTCAATCTTTGCAATCAAAACTTCTGTTTCTTCTTTAATCTTAAGTACGATAAGTGCACGCATCTCCTGCGTTACATCATCTTCTTCTTCTCTAATCATATCTATCCATTCTCTGGTATGTCTTCGACATACATATATTCAGGGTTAAATGATAGCCAACAAGTTAAGTTAGCGTTAGCATCGGCACGCCCATACCTATTCTTTACAGGAGCAATAGCCATAGAAGTACCAACAATACCGAGTGTGCATATAAGGGCAGGTAGTTGAGCCACCTTACCCTGAAGTGCTGAACGTGGTTGGCACGGAGTACCAAGTACACCTTCAGAAGTATGATGAAGAATAATAATCCCAGCATTAGTTGCACGAGCAAGATACTTCAACTCCTTCATAATCGCACGCATTGATGCAAACTCTTCTCCACCATCTGTTGCTATATCCATAAGGTTATCAACGAAGATAGCCTCAGGTGGTACACCCCATAGTTCCTCAAAGGCTTCAACCTCTTCAAGAATATCTTGCAGGGTAGGTGAAGATTCAAATGACCAGACGATATGGCTTGCTCTATGGAGCACAGCCTTAGTCCAACCTGTATCTGTATTCATTAGGTGTTCAACGTCTGTCTGATTCTTACCACTAATCATTGACGCAAGGCGCATAGCCATAGTGTGTGCGTTGGTATCTGCAGAAATATACAGAGTGGGAACGTGCATACGAAGGGCTAAAGCCAGTGCTAGAGTGGACTTTCCGACACCCGGTACACCTGCAAGCATAGAGACTTCTGCTCTACGAAATATAATTTTGTTAGCATCAAATGTTTTGAAGCAACTTGGTAGTGGTTCACCACCGATGTCTGACCTGCCGACACTTCTTACTAAAGTTCTCATTGACTTCTCCTGTCGATTAAGTTAGAAGTAGGGTAATCACCTTCCCCGATTAACTACCCTACTTCTAATTCTTATTTAGTTTACTGGCTTACATTGGTCGGGAGTACCCTGTGGAGTCGGGCACGCCCAGAAAGCGTAAGGCTTCCCAGTTGTCTTGCTCACTCCCTGTCGGAATATTCTCGCGCCGTGTACGCAAGTTGGTGTCGTTGGCTGCGCCGATGCGGGCGGTGGGGTTTGTGGTGCTGCCCCACCGAACGGATTGCCCGCCGGGGTTGGAGTTGATGACCCAAACTGCGTTGTGTCTGTAGTGGAATTCGGCGTCGATAAAGGGCTTAGAGTGTAAGCACCTGCTACCTTCTTAGATACAGCAGCAATCTGAGTTGAGTAATCGCCAATGCCTTCTAGCAATACACTCAGTTCATCTGCGCTACCAGCGCGTACGTTAATCAAATCACCGTTAGGTGACTTCATAGAAACTTGTAGTTTCCAGTCTTCGTTTGTCATTTGTGTTCCTTCTTTGTGAATTGGCAGTGTTCTTTTAAGCCACAGAAACTGCACGATTGTAGGTTCGGTAGAAATATACCAGCCTTGCGTGCTTTATCAAATCCATCAACAAAGTATTCAAGTGTGTCCAAGGTATATCTACTTAGGTCAATCATCTCTCCTGTCCCCGATTCACGAGACATCCAGTAGTTTCCTAGATTGACTGGAACTCCAATCATCTGCTCGACTCCTACTTTGTAGAAGCCTAACTGAAGGTCGGAGGTTGGTCGTGCACGTGAAGTCTTAAGGTCGACAATCACAAGTTGTCCGTTAACCTCAAAAATTCTGTCAATGAACATCTTCACTGGCACGCCTGCGATGACTGGGTTTAGTTCCAACTCGATGGCACGTGCACCTTGAGGTGTTGTCCAAATCTTCCAGTCAGGGTTGTTCTGTCTCCACTTGATGTAGTTGTCTACCCAAACGGAGCCATTGATATTCCACCAATTGCCGTCTTCCTTGTTAGGATTATCCTTGGTGGCTCGACCTGCTCTACGAGCAGTCTCAAGATTGAGTCCTTCTGTTTCCTTAGACCAGGCTTTCGCCCACAATTCATTCGTTGTCGTAATCATACAACTCCGTTGCATAGTGGAAAGCACGCCCGCCTGCTGACCAGATGGATGGTTCCTCAGGAACCTTAAGTAGTCTACCTAGGTAATACTGATAACCACAGGTAAGGTAAGTTGTAAATGCTGAGTAAGATATATGCTCAGGTAATTCGTAATCGTCTAACTTAATCATCAAGGAAGTCCACTAGATAGTCAACTTCTTCACGGAGTTCTTGAACATCCTGCTGCAAATCGTTCAGTGCGAATGTAAGTTCTGCTAGAAGGTAAGCGATATCGTCGTGCTCTTCTTCGTGTTTCTTAAATGGATTCCACATAGTTGCTCCTGTCAGTTTGTTTAGATAGACCCCCTCAGAGGACAGGAGGTGACTCAATGAGGGGACCTATCTAATATTCAGTTGATTGTTATTATATAATATATATTATATATAGGCGCCTTAGCGCCTTATATAGTATTATTATTTAATAATAAATAAATTATACACATACCCTGATTGGATTCTTATGAGCGACACGCCGACATTTCCCAACTGGTTTGATGGGCAGAAGTACAACTTCGAGGAACAACTTACCCACCTAGCAGGCAAGCCTGACCTGACCTTCCTGCAGATAGGTGCATACACAGGTGACGCAACAGTCTGGCTATTAAAGAATATCCTAACCGACAAGACATCTCAACTGATGGATGTGGATACCTGGGAAGGCTCAGATGAATCGGAACATTCCAGGATTAACTTCGCAAATGTGTACGAATACTACCTAACTAGGACATTACGGTATGACAACCTTCACATCTTCAAGGCTAAGTCTGACCACGTGCTACCTAATCTAACCCATAGATTTGATTTCATCTATGTCGACGGAGACCACACCACTGCTCAGGTTGAGCGTGATGCTGAGAATTCCTGGAAGTTACTCAAGTCCGGTGGCATCATTGCCTTCGACGATTACCTATGGGGTCAGGGCAAGAAACCTGAACTCACCCCTAAGCCAGCCATTGATAGATTCCTACTTACCCATACCAACGAGTATGAAATCCTGGTCGATAGTTACCAGGTATGGCTGCGTAAGAAATGACAAAAAGACCCCCAAGCCATAGGTTTCCCTATGACCTGAGGGTCAAAGTGTCTCTATCGCCCTGCTAAGGGCGTATATGAGGGTGTTAAATGGTTACTTCTTGCGACCAAACTCTGGTGAGTTGGTGTCCAAAGCCTTGAGGATTGGACCAACGAAGCCTGCTAAGAATGCAGAGGCTAGTACCTTGGGGTCGTGCTGTCCTGCCATATAGAGTGCGACCACTGCTGTGGCTGCTGCTCTGAAATATGACAGACCGATTTGCTTTAGTTTTTCTGTGTCGAACATAGGTTCTCCTTATGACTTGAAGACTGGCTTACCAAAACCAACGATGTACACAGGTAGTGACCTCTTGACCTTGGAGCCATTCTTTGTTTTGTAAGCACGCACCTTCAGGCAGACTTGCCCTCCGTTGCGCTGGTCTCCCTTTTTATCGGGAGATGTGTTGCCTTCGATACAAGTTACAGTTCCGTCTCCGTTGTCCTTAACCACGATTCCAACGTGACTAATGCGGTCAACGCCATCATTGGGAAAATCAAAGAAAACAATATCACCAGGTAGTGGCGTCGCTTCACTTACTTTCTCCCACTGCTTCTTTTTAATGAACGCAGTAGCGCCCGCCAACGTGCTGACCACATTAGGAATCTTAAGTCCCACTTCATTTGCACACCAATTCACGAATGAGCCACACCAAGGCAGGAAGTTCGCCCTGGTGTAAGCGCCATACTTTGTCTCGTTATCCTTCGGTCCCTCGATTACTCCGAGTTCACCCTTTGCAACTGCAATAAAATCTGCACGTTGTCCCATAGTTATTCACCCTTCTTTGAATCAACCTTGGCAAATGCCTCGTTGATTTCTTCTGATGTAAGACTTCCATCTGCTAGATAGAAGCGAGCAAGTGCTTCGATTACCTTCATAGCACCAAGTGCACCAGCAAGAACTCCTGCTTGCCACACTTCGATACCCACTAGGGAACCAGCACCAATTACTCCAAGCGATTCTGCTGCTATCACAGCAAGAATACGCATCATTACACTCTTAAATGTATCCATTATTCATCGTCCTTTAGGTTGCGTAGATTAAGTGTGACTGTCCAAATGACTAGACAAATCACAATTGCATAACCAACAACAGTCTTGGCTGACCCTTCAAGGACTACCCAAGCGACGAACATTCCAAGGAGTGTCCATAGTTGATTGGCAATATCTGATAGCAGTTTCTTCATTATGGTTTTCTCCTGTACGCGGCTGTGGCTGCAGCACCTGCTGCTGCCTGGGTTGCAACGCCACCGGCGATGATGGCTGATATAACTACTTCTTCTGCCCGCTCACGAACTTCTGGGGGAAGGTCTGCACCAACACTGCCGATTGCGGCGAATGCTGCTGCTGGGTCTGTAAATAATTCTTGCAGCATTGCTGCTGGGTCTTGCAATAAAGCCACTGCAATTGCAACTTCTGCTGTTACTACTACACCGTTGTCCAGTTGAACTGGTGTGCTAGGTGGTAGACTTTCCAAGTTAACATCATTGATGCTTGGAGGTTCAGGTGCATTATCAAGCGGAAGTTCTGGCTCAGACTCTTCGACTGGCTCAGGAGAGGGCTCTGGCTCTGGTTCAGGTTGCTCTTCCTCGTCTGGAGGTAGAGGCGGTTCTTCTGCAACGGGAGGTGCAGGCGGTTCTTCGACAGGCGGTTGCTCTTCAACAACTGGTGGCTCTTCCACAGGTACCGGGGGTTCCTCTTCTGGAGCCGGAGGTTCCGGTGCAGGGTCAGGTATCGCAACTGGTTCTGGCTGAGGCTCAGGTTGAGGTGCTGGAGCCGGGGGCGCAGGTGTTGGTTCAGGCTCCACTGCCGGAGGCGGAGTAGGTACGCTAGGTGCCTGCTCATTAGGAACTGAAGGAGTCTCAGATGTTACAGTCGATGTATCTACTACTGTTGCTGTCTCTTGTACTGCTGTTGGTGTCTCAGAGGAAACAGTTTCAGTCTCAGTTGAAACAGGAGCAGTTGAAGTTTCGACAACAGGAGTCTGAGTTTCAACACTTGCGGGAGCAGTTTGTGACTCTACAGTCGGAGAAGGTTCGGGCGTCGGACTGGGACTTGCAGTAGGTGTTGGGGTTGGCTCAGGGGTTGGTGTTGGGCTTGGCGTTGGTTCTACTGATACGCCATTGTAGTAACCAGTAGAAGCATCGACAAGATTGTCGCTTACATAGACAGTGAATCCTGGTGGCGCATAGCCACCTTCACAAAATAGTCTAGGAATATACCCTCTATTAGCAAAGAATTGATTGCTATTATCCCACCCAATTTGATATGTTTGTTGAGTACCTTCTTGATTGGCACACGTCACATCAGCATATGCAGTTGCTGCGTTAGCAGATGGACTCCAAAAGAATGAAGTACCTAGTAGTAAAAAGAATACTGCGTATTTACTTGCTCTTACTCTCACAGAGGATAAGGTAAATCTGGTCGACGCGTTGTTCAACTCGGTCCAATCGTTCGGTGTTGATATTAACTGCGTCCCTCATACTGCTCCCTGAATTCGGTTTCAGTTCGCTTAAGTAGTGCTTAACTAACCATTTGATTCCTGCTGTAAATCCAGCAAGTATGGTCATTAGGGCTACAACAAAGCCAACCCATTCTGATGCTGACATTGTTTATACCGTTCTGATAGTTACTTGGATAACTCCACCGAAACCGCTGAAGCGCTTGTCAGGTGGCGTCATACGTGAGAATGAAATCTGTTCAATAACTGCCTGACGTGTTTCGCCAGTAGTTAAGTCTTGCCAGGTAAGTACGTCACCTGATTCTTCAATATCTTCTAGGGCTAGAATCTTCTCAAAGGCTTTGCCTTCATAGCCAATCATTGAGTTATATCTATCTGTCTCTAGGTCAAAGCAGTAGATAGGGAATTGAATAACTCTCTGGCGTGGTGTAGCAATAGTTGCTTTAGCCTGGTAACCCTTGAATATAGGACCAGATGATGTGGTTGTTGCATCACGATACATAATAAATTTATAAGCAACATACTCTTGTGCTGTTGCAGGAGATGATGTACCTACTTCAATAGAAGGAACTGACGAGTCATATGAGATGTGGTCATACTCAACTAGGTCCTTGTCTACAGTCTCAAGAGTCATAGAACCCTTAGTAAAGTCACCACGCCCTAGTAGGCGCTTGAAGTTCTTAGGTTCAAGAGTTCCGTATCTAATGTTACCTGTAGTCAGATATCCTGATGTACGAAGGGTAGAAGCATCTTCAATGTAAATTGCACCATTGGTTGTTCCATTGTTTGCTGTGCAAAATGCCACTCTATCAATCGCTGATGGGTCATCATTGCCAATAAAGGCGCAAGCGGTTGTCTTGTATCCAGTAACGCCATCCATATAGACATCATTAGCATAAGCAAAGCGCAGTGTTTCTAGTTCATTGGATAGGTCGATGCGGATTAATCCAGCCTCGCCACCTACGCTAGTAGCACACCATACGTAGTGGTCACGCGCTGCAAAGTCAAAGCAAGGTTGAGATGTTTCTACAATGAGTGGACCATAGTTGAGTGAACCATCTTGGTCGGATATTGCTGCTACTCGTATACCTCTGTTAGTACCAATCATCATATAGCCAAGGTAATAATAAATCTTGTGCACAATCTCGCCAACAGGTAGTTCTGCTGCAACAACTGCGGATGTAAGAGTAGGCATTACTCCAGCGGTTGAGAGTGTGAACTTCTGAATAGTTGATTGGATTCCATTGTATCCAGCAATGTATATAGCAGGACCAGAAGCAGCCACTGATGTGTAGACGTGGGTACTTGTTGGGTGTGTGTACACCGATGTTGGCATAGCAGATGCTGATGTCGAGAACTCAAAGACTTTATTATCAGCACACAATACGATGCGGTCTTTGACGTACTCCATTGCAGCGTTGCTGATAGACCCAATCTCATCAAACATTTTTGTGTCAGCATCAGCCGATGTTGCTGTCAGTGCTTTCTTGTATACAGTCTTCTTGGTTGCTGTATTAGTAATCCAGTAAGCAAATGTACCATCATCACAGATAGCATAGACTGGCAAATCGCTGCCTGAGTTGTAGTCAACAAAGTGAATAAGTTCCGATACGCCAGTTCCGACTGGAGATACCGCAGCAGATGGAACGTTGGTCGCAGTTTTAGCGTAGGTAAATGTTGTGGTTGTTGGTACACCTGTAATTGTGTATTCACCATTAAATGTAGCATCTACTCCGGCAATAGTAATTACCATACCAACAGCAAGCCCGTGCACTGCTGATGTAGTTAATGTTGCTACGTTGGTAGTTAGCGCCTTGTTACTAATAGATACAGTAATGGCTGGAAAGATTTTATCTACATCGTACTCATCGTGAAGGAGTACACCTTTGTAAGTGTTGCTATTCTGGCTCCACTTAATTGAGCGCAGATGTTGCTGTGTTACACCATTAGATGCAAGAGCACCAGTGGTGGTATGGGTTGATGTACAAGACTTGAGCAGTGTTACCTGTCCCTTAGTCCAGACATCTACACCCTTAGAGTCGGCAAAGCGATAGTGCCCATTCTCATCTGTAGTTGCAGGGTCATAGAACTTAATACCTGAACCAGAGTGGAACGATGCTTGACTTCTAATCCACCAACCAGTTAGTGATTGCTCACCTGGCTCTGCCCCATTGTCGAACTGGTCCTTACGAAAGGGTGCAGTCTGACGGATATATGGGCGTGAGTCATTGATTGCGTAGAAGAATGGAAGTCCACCTATGGCTACGTCATAAGACATATCGGTGTTCTGCCAGATTGCTGTAGATGAAACTACACCAACATCAACTGCGATAGAGCGTGTGGCTCTACCCTCTGTTATGTCGCGACCAGCCACGTTACTCCTTAGATAGAAAAATTATTATTAACCAACAACTATAATGACAACGCCTGAACCACCAGCACCAGCAACAGTTGAGGTAGATGTAGAACCCCATCCGCCATCTCCAGTATTTGCTGCACCATTTACTGTGGAACCGCTTCTACTTCCGCCAGTAGCATATGTAACCGAAGTACCAGTAATTGAATTTGCTAATCCAGTTGGAATGCCACCTGCACCACCGCCAGTATTTCCAGAGCCATTGTTACCTTGACCTGGAAAACCAAGACCATTAGTACCGTCACCACCGCCACCACCTGAGCCACCGTTATGACCAAATGACTGATTCGCAGCAGCACCGCCGCCACCACCAATACCAACGTAGTCTCCACCTATAGAAGATGAATTGCCCGTTTGTCCACCGTTGTATCCACCATTGTATTCACCGCCGACTCCTCCAGTACCAACTGTTACTGTTAAGGTTCCAGCAGGAAGATATGCTGATGATTCATAAAGCATTCCGCCAGCACCACCACCAGCCTTAGCATTACCACCACCGCCACCACCGCCGACTATTAAAAATTCAGCGTTTCCTGCAGTGCCAATAGTAATAGAACCAGAAGATGTAAAACGATAAATAGTTTTACCAGCACGTGTTGTGGTATCTACAGAAGGTGAACCAGTAGTACCAGTTACAGTAGCCTTACCAATTCCACCGCCACCAATAGGTGTAAATAATGGCATTATATCTCCTTAAGCGTATTTGATTGGACCAGCACCGAGTACGGTGTAGGTTGCTGATGCAGTCTTAATAATTGTAAATGAGTAAGCATCAATAGAAGATGCGTTACCAGAAGCAGGAGCAGTTCCACCAGACCACTTAGGTGTTACTGATGTACCGTCAATAGTCATTGCTGAATGACGGTATGCAGTTGAACCATTAGTAACTAAGAATGCAACAGTGATTGCATCACCTGTAGCAAGAATGCTATCTAGTGTTGCCCCTGAACTGCCGCGAACATTGAGTGTCCAGTTAGCAGAAGCATTAGATGTATAGTAAAGAACACCCTGTGTTACTGCATCAAAGTTAATAGTGCCAGTTGCTGCGGTAGCAGATACTGTCATACGCTCTTCTGGAGAGACAATGACTGGAGTAGTCAGTGTTGGAGAAGTAGATGCTGCTTTAGTATTTATCTGTGTCTGCACAGCAGATGTCACACCATCTAGGTAGCCAAGTTCTGTGGCTGATACAGATGTTAGGGCTGTGCCAGCATTGGCTAGGTCACGTGCTTTAGTCATTAGTTATCCTTACTTAGATAGTGCTGCGATTTCGTCAGCAGTCAAACCAAGTGCTGCTAACTTTGCTTCTGCTGAAGCCTTTGCTGTTGCTGCTGCAGCCTCTGCTGCCTCACGCTCTGCTTGTGCCGCTAGTGCTACCACTGCATCTGCTTCACGCTGTGAAATCTCTTCTGCTGTCAAAGGACGCTCAGTGACTTCGCCCGTCTCGCAGTTTACTTCAATTGCTTTGAGTGTATCTGTCATTGTATTGCTCCTTAGTTGTTATGAGTTTTTAATACCGTAAAGGTATGCTGTTGAAAATTCTGCAAATTCGTCAGTTCCATTAGGTGAAATTGTTATTGAAGTTACTGCTGCTGTGTTAGCCCAACGATTTGCTTGAAAATTTTGAAGAGCGTAGATAGTTGAATTATTTTCTGTTACTGAATCTACAGATGAATGCTTATTACTAGAACTGGTATAGTTGGGAATGTAAATTTCATTATTGCAAAATGTATTAGATGTATAATTTCCTGGAACAATGTTTCCAGCGTAAGATGATGTATCATTCCAAGAAGATACGGATGCACCGTTGCCTTCAATTCCTTTAATTATTCCGTTTGAAGAACTTCCATTAAGTCTTAAAAGTGCTGCAGTTGTAGATGTTCCCTCTGAACGAATTGACAATTTTAAAACTAAATCTGTAAAAGTTCCAGGAATAGATGTAAAGTTAATGGCAGAAGCACCGCCAGAGCCGACAGTAGTAGATGCAATGAGTTCATATGTATATGCCACTTTATGCCGCCTTGATTCCGTAGATAGTAAATGTGGAACCTGGCTGTATTGTTGTTCCACTATTGCCAGTAATAGTAATAGATGAAATTGCAGAATTAGAGCGATACAAACCAATGATTGCTTGAGTTCCAGGATATGGTGCTCCTGCTGCATCCATTCTAATAAGAGCGGTTTTATTTATGCCAGTATTTGAATA